TCTGATTCATCAGTTGTTAAAAATTTTACTTCTTTGTAATCTCTATTCAATTTCATATCCTCTTTTCATGCATTACCATTGCGCATCTACAATTACATATTAGTCCAGCAGGCGCTCCTTTGCTACTATCTGCGGGATAATTCATTAAATAACCTCTTACATTGAAATCATCATTTTGGTTTACTCTAACTCCATCCATATAGATATGAGCCTCCCTTACTATTCCATCTCTACGAGTGATCCATTCTTTTTCTAATATCAATCCTGTTTGTTTTGCACTTTCATTCATTCCCCAATTAGCTAAAGCTGTTCCCTCTGTTCTAGCTATATTCATAGCTCTCCCCAGATTCTTCTTTCCTAAACTTTTAGAGATCCCATCACTTAAATATTTATCTAATTTTCTTCCTGTTAAACCTAAAGCATTAGCCTCATCTATTGATTTCCTTAAAGCCCTGTTTAAATTATTTTTCATTGTTTTACTCATATCTGGTAAAACTTGATCTAATCTTCCTTTCATATAAGCATTAGCAGATCTATTGTATTTATTTGTATTAATCGGTAGAGCTTGACCTCTTTTTCTTCGTGGGTGGAATCCACTCTCTATGATCTCATTTCTTGGCTTTCTTCTTCTATTTCTTTCTATTTGATTTTGTTCTTCTTGTGAATAAACATAATTCTCCTTTAATTCATCTGGTAATAATATTTCAACTTGAAGATAAGCAAAATCTTCCATCATACTCATATAAAATGGCTCAACTTCTTTTCTCCAATCAACTCTGGATTCTCTATCTATTGTTGAATTGGTTATAGCTAAGATCCCAGATATTGTTGGAGGATTTTCATTCATGATCTTATTTATTGATCTAACTTGTTTTGTTAATAAATAATTATATAACCTAGCTAATGTGTAATCCCAATTACCCAGAAGATCATTAAAGGCATTCCATATATCATCTCTTGCTTGTTTAGATTCAAAACGATTGATCCTTTTCTCCCATTCCAATTCTCTTAATTGGTTTCTTCTACTGATCAACTCTTCTGCACTAGATGATTTCATTCTTCTTCTTCTTCTTTCTCTAGCCATGAGTTATGAACTCTTGATCCATCTTCTGTAAAAGAATAAGTATGTTCTATTCTTTTATTTTTTTTTTTAGATTTTTTAGGATCATCAGAATAGCTCTCCATTTGCCTTAATCTTCTTTCAGCTAATTCTCTTGTTGCATAACAGCCCATGTTTCTCCCAGACTCTTCAGCTATAACGCAGAACTGATCCTCTATTTTTCTTATTACTTTACTTGAATACTGAACATCATCTTCAATTATTACTTCTGGAGTATCTTCTACTTCTGGATCTCTTGTTTCTGATACCTCTGGAACAACTAAATCAGCAGGTGTTGGAACTACTGATTGGCTTAATAGATAAACTTCTTGGCTATCATTTACAGGTAATCCTACTTTTTCTCTAGCCTCTGCTACTGTGATCCAACCCCCAGCAACTCCTGTATTCAATCTTTCAAACAATTCATTCTGATCAGATTGTAAAGCTCTTACTTCTGAAAAATCATATTCAGCATAATAACTATCATTATCTTCTTCATAATCTTTTAATAAGACCTGTTGAGTTAATTCTTCTCCAACCATTCTCCATAATGGAATTAATTTATTTTCAGTAAAAAATTCTCTCAACTCTTTTGCATTTGAATAAGTTGCATTCTTTAATCCTGCTCCAAGACCAGCAAGAATAGCAGGAACACCTAGAACAGCAGAGATCCTTTCCTCTGGTACTTGTCTTAATAATCCTATATCTAAATCCTTTGGGCTAAAAGATAATTTCTCAACATTCATTTGCCCAGATAATACCAATGGCTTTCCTTTATTCTTTCCACTTACTTTCTGTTGGTATGTTTTTGCTATTTGTTCTGCCTCTTCTTTAGATGGGCCATATTCATCTTTCGGTGTGATCATTACACTAGGAACTCCCATATTAGATAATAAAGCAGTAGCCATTTGACCTGCACTCTCATCTCCATATATTTCTCTTAATACAGACTTCAGTGGGCTGAATCCCTGTTTATGATTTGTTGGATCTAATCCCAATCTAAAATGCACAATATCATTGATCTCTAATCTAAATTTATCTTCTTGTGTTTCATAAATATAATGAGTTATCAATTCTTCTGAAGATCCTTTAGGTGTTATCTGATCTGGCATTAGAGGATAAAGCGAAACTAATTGACCTACTTCATTGAACTGTTTTAATAAATAAGCATCTCCAGATACATGCATAGCATTAATAATATAATTTTGAATTACATCTCCAGACATATAAGGATTAGGCCTTCTCATTAAATAACTGAATGGGTGGTTAGGTACTAATTCTTTTTCTCCATCAGTATCTTTTACACATACCTGTAATGTAGCCTCACTAAACGAAACTCCTAAAACTCCTAAACAGGCAACAACTGCTGAATTGGATTGACCATCTCCAAGACCATCTATGTTCCAATTACCTGCTGTTGTGTTATACCCCTGTATGAATGAAATATTTTCATTAACATCATCTCTAAAGAAATTATATCCTGTTGATCTTTTTTCATTTGTACGATCTGTAAATCTTACTCTACCCTCAATAATTTCTCTAAAACTTCTTCTTTCAGCCAAGATCTTTCCTTTTTAAATTGTTATATAAGGATAATAGCTAATTAATTGAATTTCTGGTAGTATGTTAATCTTTTATTTTAAGATTTAGTAAGCTCTCCACTTTCTTCCTTTTTGAGATTCTAATATTGCATAAGCCAAGCTATCAACTTGATCATCATGTTCTCCCTCTGGGAATTGCAACATCTCTCTTTGTAGATCATCAAACCACAAAGCATTTTCTTGAAAATAAACTTGCCCTTGTTCCATTCTTGCAGATAAAGGCATAGCTCTACTGATCTTATCTCTATCAGCTTTTAATTCCTTAACAGGTAATCCCTCTCTTCTTGCTATTTGAATTAAAGCTAATTGAAATCCTGCTCTCTCAATACCAATGTAATCCAATTCATATTCATTAAGATATCTTTTTAAGACAGGAATTATATCTGGTGCCTCTAGCCTTTTCCGAAATACCTCATATATAGCGATATTACCTTTTGGCGTAACTCCAGAGATTGTAACCACAGTATAGTCTGCTTGCTCTTTTGTTGAAGTAGCGAGATCAACTGTTGCAATTTTTCTAATAGAACTTTCATTAATCCTCTCATTATCAAAGTTTATATATTTATTAACCTCATAATAGCCACGATCATCTAGCTCTGTTGATTCTTTAATATTAAATCGTTTAAACCAATTATTCTGAAACATTCCTCCTGTTAATTCAACAAACTCTGCTAAGTATTCTTGACTATATAAATAAGATCCGATCTCTTTTCTTGCTATTTCTAATTCTGATTTAGGCACAAATGGATTTGTATCAGTTGGTAATTGCCACCTTTCCCAATCTTCTCTGTTTTCAGCATCATGAAAGATCTTTTCAAACCAATTAAATCCCTTTGGAGTAGATATAAATAAAGCTCCTCCCTGTCTTTCTGTGAGAGTAGGCCTTATTACTTCTGCCCATGTATTCTCTTTCATAAAGGCACATTCATCAAGAACAACAAAATCAAGCCCTGCACCTCTTAATCTATCTGGATTATCAGCAGATCTAATTGACACCATTCCACCAAGAGGAGTAATTATTGTTTTTTCTGATTCTTTTATTACTGTTCCATATTCAATTCCGATATTCCTTAGATCTTTCCAACCCTCTAAAGCCATTGCATAAGTAGGTGCAACCCACCAAGATCTCTTGCCTTTCCATGCTTGTTCTAAACATAACCAAACACCCAATCTAGTCTTTCCCCATCTTCTTCCAGCAGAAAGAACTTTGAATCTCGCATTAGACTTAGCAACTTCCATTTGTCCATCATGAAGATCTGGTAAGGTAACTTTATATTTCTTAATGTCTTGATTAACACCGATAGATGTTTCCATTATTTTCCTTTTTTAATATCGTGCATTTCGCTTATTTGCGATATGAAAGCCACACATTACAGGATCTTTTGTTTTATATTTAAGATCTAAAACAGTATCGCATCTATAAACTTCGCATTCTTTTTTATACATGTTCTCCTTTTTCATCTCCCTTATAATTGGTTTCATCATAGAATACTCCAACTTTTAATCCAGCTAATTCTTTTCCAAATAGATCATGTATATCTTGATTGCTATTTATATTTGCTGTTTTAATCATTGCTTTCTTGTAATCCATTATTATTTTCTTTTCCAGATGAATAAAATCTTCTTTACTTAAATAAGGCTTTACTGTTGTTAATGCAGACTTTAACTTCTTTAATCTATCTATACTCATTTTTTTTCTTCTTCCAAATAAAACCAAGCATTTTCATTATCATAGCCATTTGCCTCATCTTCCATTATTCTTCTTCTCCTTTAACAATTTCAGCATCTACTGTTTCTTCTCTATTAATTATATTTCCATCTGCCCAAGCTAAATCAATTTCTATTGGTGCATTAGGATCTCCAGATAATTCAACACGATCTCTTCTTCCGAATTTATCTGGGTGTTTTCTTTCTAAAAACCAAGCATCTGCTTGCCAATTCCCATCAACTCCTGCTTGTTCTATTCTTGCAACTCTCCTTATAATTGCCTCACTTTCAGCAACAGTAATTTCATTCCAAAAACTAGCGAATGGCTCTATTCCTTTATCTGCTTGATCTCTCCATCTTCTAAAGGTAGATGAATTGATCCCTGCATAATAACAAGCGTGTTCAATAAAAGCACCTAACCGAATGGAATCCAAAAGTCTTTTTCTGGTTTTTTCATTAAATTTATAAGGTTTTTTTAATCTCTGATCATATATTTCTTTTTCTTCTTCTTTTTTTAACTGATCTTCTTTTGATACTTCTTCACTCATAGATTTAATTATATACATACTAAAAGACAATGCCCCCAATTAAGAGGGCTTGTCTTTTTTCCATACAAAAAAAAGGGGGTTTTTATGTATAGATTAAGTTTAGTCTTTTTCGTAATATTTAAAAGCTGTAACTTGTTTTCTTTTTAATCCCAGATATTTAATAAACTTATTATCTGATCTATCATCTTCTCCTATTTCTAACAATAAATCGGCTATTTCTTTGATCTTTTCTGATCCAACATTGCTTGGAACTTCAATAGATAAAGTAAAATCTATTTCATATAACTTTTTTTCTGGCTCTTTTCTTTCTTTCTTTCTTTTTTCTACTGCTTTATATAGATCTAAATGGCTATTAATTTCTGTCATTCTATTCTCCTGTTACATGAATGCACTTATGCAATTCTTCATTAAATTCTTCTCCACAATCATCACACATTATTCGCCTTTAACAAAAAATTCGTACTTACTTATAATTTTATTACAATAATCACAGACTATAGCAGACCACCTAAAATGATAAACTGTAAAATCTTTACAACATAAAGGACAAATGATGTCTTTACCTAAATGTCCTGCTCTTGTGTACCTATCAACTCTTTTATTAAAAAAGTGTTTAGGAACATTACCAAATTTATATTCAACAGTTTTTCTAGTTGTTGCAAGTACATTACTTGGTTTAGCCATTTTATATTTATAAGCCATTTTGTTTTTTCCTTTTAATAAATTTAAAGAATAGCCAACCATCAACATCTTGCATATACTCCATAGCTAGTTTTCTTGCCATTTCTTTACCTTTGTTGGTAAAAATATCAAAATAAAAAGTATCTTTCATATCATCTTTTTTATAAATAAATACATACCGCCATGTATATTTATTTTTACTTTTCGGCATTTTCTATTGCCTCCGATAACATCTTTTTAATTCTGGCTTTCTTTTCTTCTCTGTTGAAATCTTCCCATTCTTTATTCATTTCTTCAGATCCTGCATCATCAATATCTTCTTCTATTTTTAAAGCATCTTCATCTAAATTATGAGGATTTTTTAATTGAACTAATGATCCTTTGTAATATGGTCTATTAAGGATATACATAAATAATTTAGCTTTATGTGTGCATTTCTCTAATGTACATTTAACTCCTAGATATTTTAAATGATCTATCTCTTTAGATCCTACTGGATATCCCATCTCTTCTTGATAATCTTGATTCATCTCACTAATACGATTCCTAGCAGAAAGACCTGTTTCAGCAATAATACCTAGAACGCAATGCCAATTCCCATCAGAAAGAATCTCCTCAATTCTTTTTCTGTAACTCATCATCACTCAACTTATAGATCAAATAATTTAATTGAATATCCAGATCAATAATATTTTCTTTTAATTTATCTATTGCTTTTTCTTTTTTCTTTCTCTGATCAATTAGATCTAATACTTTTTCTGGTAATTTTTTCTTACTATCATTATAAAATCCCATTAATCTTCTCCTTTACTTCTCTGTAATCCATAGCCCATTCTTTCCAATACATTCCATGCTTGTTTTTATGATCACATAAATCACATGGAAGTCTTTCAATGAACATTCCATCTTCTAAATTTAATTTAGATATGATCTTCCGAACATTACCTCCGAAATCTTTTGTTTTAGAACAGATATATCCATTCGGCTTATCTAAGATCTCCAAGATCTTTTCTCTATCTGATTTTTTATCTTCAATGTATTTAACAAGAATGCTCATATTATTTATCCTCTATCCATAAAAACAATTTAATAAATAACCTATCTAAAAACTTGTTATATTTTTTTGAATATATTTTTTCTAATAAAAAATTTCTAATTTTCATTAGCCCAACCTTTATATGTGATCTTAAAAATATTATCTTTATCTAAGATCTCTCCACTATCTAATCTCTTTTCAAAATCAAATGGACTTGTATTCCATTTATAATATTGAAAAGCAAGATAGATTGCTAATTGAGTTAAAAGACCTATGCTCATGATGACCGAAAAAGTCCAGAACATTAGCCAAATAAATTCAAATTCATTCATTACTATTTCCCCTTTTCTTTATTTATGTAGCAATCTTTACAGATGTTTCCAACCATAATATCGCTTTCTTCATTACACAATACACAATTTTTGGAATAACCTATTGGGTTAAACATGATTATCAATATCCATTTGTCCAGAATTAGCCATAGCCTCTCCCTCTAACACTTCAGACATTTTGATCTCATTTAATTGAGTTTTTAGAATCAACAAAAGCCCATTCCATCTTTCCATTTCCTTATCTAAAACTAATCCTGTAATCTGATTAGTCATTTTATTGAATAAATTTCTTGATCTTAAAACATAGCCTTTCTTTCTTGCTTTAAGATATTCAATTTCTTTTTCAACAACTTTAATTATGTCTTCTACAACTACCTCTGGCTCTGGATAACTATATCCATAATTAAAGATGCTTTTTTTATTTTTATTTAGTAACCAATCTTTATCAAATTGTTTCACCACTTTACTCTCCCTTTTTTTTCTTATTACTATCTTAACCTCTGATTAAGACATATTTATTCTTCTTTTCATTTCTTCAATTACAATTTTTGCAATTTTTTCTTTTGTTTCTTTGTCTAGATCATTACTTGCTAATAAGAACTGAAGAATCTTAGAATCATTCATTGTCTAATCTTTCCTGTTCTTCTTTAGCCATTAGATCTATATAATCTTGTGATTTCCATTTCATAGCACATTTTGGATCACAGAATGTTTCTGGATTATAATCAACTGGAAGGCCATCAGATCCTCCTGTTGCATGAACATAATAAGCATTTTGATATCCCTGTTCGGCTGATATTATTTCTTTGCAAGTAAATTTTATTAATGCTTGTGCTTTTAAAGAATTAGAATATTTATATTTCAACATTGAAGAACATTGCCTATCATTTACTTCTCCATTTGTAAAATACCAGAAAGTTTCACTTCCATATCTTTTTTTATTTGGTAATCTTCCCTCAACGATTCTGTAATTCATTCCAAGAAATTTTCTATAATAAATATTATTTCCATAAAGATCAAATTCAATATCTCTTGCTGTATATTCTTCTGTAATAATAGATTCAAAAGTTTCTTCAAGGCTTTTCATTGATCTGCTCATTATTTTCCCCCTTTAAGATCCATGAGCTTTTCATGATCTTTAATTAATTTCTTACATTGTTTAATGTAACTTTCCATTCCAACTATAAGATCTTTTCCGATCTCTTTTGGACTAGCTTGTGTCATTAAATCTTTGCTTTCATTATTAACATGAAAATAATTTTTAGGTGTTTGAAATTCTTTTTCTCCGATCTCAACTTCATAAATATCCATGCTTGTAAAACCTGTAACTCTTCCGATATAAGATGAAACAATATTTTGCGCATCTACATTATCCATTTCATTGCCTAATTTAACTAAGAATGTTTCATTGAATCTTTGTATTGGCGTATCTGAAAATCTTTTATATGATCCTTTAACTCTTACAAAATATGGATTCATTTTGTTTTTATGATCCATTAGCAATTCACACTTATAAGATCTATTTGTTCTTTTGTGATTTCTTTCCAATCATCATTAAAACGATTTACAAAATTATGCTGAACTATGAAACACTTACTTCCACAATATACATCATAAATTTCTCCACTATCAGAATCTTCTAAGCAGAAATCATAAGTAATATCTTCAATATCATCACCGCAACAGACTGTAACATCTGCACGAATTTCTTTATTCCAATTATCAAAACTAACTACTTCAGAATCATATTCTTTCTTAGCTAATTCCTTTGCGTATTCTTTTACTTCAAGACCTTTAGTTAGATCTATTTCTTTTATATTTTTCATTTTTGCCTTTCTTTTAATAATCTATTTTAAACCTGTGATTTAAATAAAGTATAGGAATTAAGTAGATTTTTTTTATATATTTTATAGATTATTGATTCGCTAAGTACATACCCTAATTAAATAAAACCGCCCTTAGCGGCTTAGTATGTGTCCTGTTTAGAGGGGATTAGCTATTTGTTCTCTTAATGATCCTAAAAAGATCAATAGATCTTCTCCTGTTGGAAGAATTAAAAATTGAATTTTAGATGATCCATAGACTTCAGAATCTTCTATGATCTGAATAGCAAAGTCCGCATTTTCTCTTGTTAAATGTATTGCAATAACTGATCCCAAAGCCCTTATCAACATTCCACCCTCATAGATTGGATTAGGATCAATACATTCAAACCCATCAATCAAATAAAACAGATCAGTAGTTTCTTCTACATAATGAAGAACTGATGCAAAGCCAAAATTATATTTTGAAAAATATGTTTTCATATTCTTTATTCTAGCCATTACTTTTCTCACTTTTACAATGTAAGCACTGATAAATTTCATAATCTCCTCCATACTCCAGATCTATCCATTTGTGTCCACTCTCTTCACAGCTATAAGGAATCGGCTCTCTATTTTCTTCAACCATCTCTCCTAAGATACTCCAATTCTTAGAAATAGCATAAGGTGTAATTGTCATTCCTTTCCATTTCTTTTTATAGATCTTTACTCTTTCCTGTATCTGATCTACTGTTCCTCCTGCCTCTGTAATCTCTTTCACTACTTTGTTGAATCCTCCGATTTCAGATTTAGTTTGTGGCTCAAAACCTATTGAATCACATAAAGCTCTAAACATTTCTTTCCGACCAGATTTATCAGCTTTTACTATATGACTATGGTTATTCTTCTTTAGTTTGTAGTCCATATTAGAACTACCCCCCAGATCAGATTTGGACTCCCCTGTTAGTCCATTTTTGACACCTGTCTTGTATTGATCATAAATCACAGTATAAAGATTGCTTGTTTGACCTTTATCATCAATGTATCTTTCTTCTACTTTTATTATTCCAAGATCTTTTAATTCTTTTAAAGCTCTTTTAACCGAACTAGGACTTTTACCGCACCTGTTTCCGATTGTTTTAATACTTGGATAGCATGATCCATCTTCTTTATCAGCAAACCTGCATAAAGTTGCATAGATCCTAAAAGCACCATCTGAAACTTTGCTTTCTATTAACCACTCTGGAACGATTGAGAAGTAAAACTCGCTTTGTATTTTCATAAATCCCCTAACTTGAATTGTTATTATAACTTATCTTAATTATTCAGTTAGACATCTACGAATCTATTTTTTTCTTCTCCGATATTTCTTCTACTAGCTTATCTAGTTTCTTTTTTCCATTTTCTAAACCATCAGAAGTTTTCTTTGTTTTTTCAATAACTCTATCAGCAGACTCACTTCTTTCTTTGTTAGCCCCATCATAAGCCATAGCACCTTTTTGTTTACGAGGTGCTTTCTCTTCTGCTTTTTTAGGAACAGTTTTAGATCCAGACAAGAAAGAAGAGAGCCAAGATTGAGTGTCATAAAGCTCAATCCCAACCCCCAACCTCATAGCACATCTCTTAATTGCATCAGAAATGCACTCTTTTAGTCTTTCTCCATTGTTTGAAACTTTCCTATTGCCTTCAGCGAAAAATGGCTTATCGCACATTCCTGCCTCAGTAACAGTTCTAAACTCTCCATCTATTGTTCCACTTATTGTATATACAACACCTGTTAGGAATTTTCTTCTTACACCATTCTCATCTTCAACTTTGTCGTATATGTGGCTTTCCAATTTCATTTGAACATCTGGAATCAATGCTATTAATTTTTGAGTTACTTGAGTATGTTCTACATAATCTATAGATCCATAGCTCATTTTTAATTGCTTTACAAAACTTTTATTCCAAGCCTTAGAAAGCTCTATTTGAGTTTTTCTTTCTTTCACTTTTCTCCCTTTTTTTATATATGTTTATATTAAATTCTTACTGTGACACTTTTTTTCTACGATCTTGAATCCCTTTATCATTAATAAAGTTTTCAATCTCTTCCTTATCCCAGATCGGGCCTTGCGCTAAAACTTTAATTGGCTCTGGTAATTTACCATGAAACTTATATTGGCTAACAGCTTGTCTTGTTACACCTAACATATCAGCAATTTCTGAAACTCCTATTGGATCAATCATTCTTTTCCTTTCATGCTAAAAGGCGGGCTTTTTTTAAATGAATAAGAAAGGCACCCGCCATTTAGCTTTTATCTAACCAATCAACGCTCCATTCAAGCGAAGATCTTAATCTTACTCTTCCAAATATAGATCTAGTAAATCTCTGAACAGATCCACAATAAATGCAGACTATTCCATCTCCTATGTAAAACTTTCCTAAAGTTAAAACTTTTTTACAAGTTTCACATTTCAGATCTAAAATCTTATTTACATATTTATTAATAATACTTAAATTATAGATTTAAGTCTAGACAAAATATGAAATCCCCTAATCTTGCAGTTGCCTGTTTGATTAAAGGATTTCATTTTTATATTAACATATTAAGAATTAAACCTTAGTTTTAATTGTTATTTTCTTCTTCCCATGTTTCCAGAAAAGAAAACACAACTTCCTCTAGCTTATCTAATTCAAATATCACTAAACCATTAGTTGTTCCATCAGGCATAGCAACAAATACAAATGGTCTAGTATCTCCGATTATATTGTTATGAGTAGATTGAATTTTAGCATCTTGATATTTCTTCCAGATAGTTTGTACTTGTTTCCCTGCTTTTACTTCAACCTTAACAGCACCTCTCCAATTTTCTTCATGCCCCATTTGTGATCTAAACTTTGTATCTGGTATCTTTAATTTTTTTCTAGCTAGGTTTTGTTTTCTTCTACCTTTATTCTTATTATTCAATCCTCTTTTTTGTGCAGGTGTCCATTGATCTTTGTTTTTAACATTCTTTTGTCCCATTCCCTGCATACCTGCGTGTTTTCTAGCTTTATACTCCGAGAATGTTTCATCTTCTCGCCATTCAATATCTTTTTTGCTCATTAAATTCCTTTAATAGGCACTTTTACAATCGGATTAATTGTTTTATTTTGATTCTGTGTTTTTCTATTGATCTTCACTATACGAGATCCCCATTTCTTTTGTAATCTTATATTGTGTTCCATTTCTATTTTTTGAGATCTTAAACCAGACAATCCTCCCTCTAATTCAATATGTTCTGATATATAAAACCATTTATTATTTCTCAACAATCTTCTGTATTTGTTTAAGACTTGAAGAGATAGATCATAATCTTCTTTTAAAAATATATCCTTTTCATTAAACCTAATACTCCGATCAACATTTCTTATAGCAGTAAATGGGCCAAGAACTGCTGAATTAAAAGAAAAAGGCGAATATTCTCTATAAAACTTTTTATCACTCTGCATATTTACACCCCATAGAACTGTATTAAGATCTTTTGTCATTTGAAACATATTATCGCAAAACTCCTGTAAATATTGATCACTTACTTTTTTAACTCTACCTTTTTCATGGTATCCAACAGCAGTTATATCATCATCTAAAATCAAAACATTCTCATCAACAAATCTGTTTAATACAGCATTTTTCTTTTTAGCACAGTTTCCATCTTCTTCCATTGGAATAGCTAAGATCTTATTCTCATTGTGTTTTTTATATTCTTTTTCTTGATCTTCTCTCACTACTATTGTTGCAAGTTTATTCCATTTAGCAGTTATAACATTATCTGCTCTATTTAAGCTGATTATGAATTGTTTAGTCTTTTTCATTTAAGATCTCTAATAAAACTTTTCCATCTACAACTCTTCCAAGCCCTCTTCTTCTATAACCCTCTTTTGAATCTAAGGCATCTTTAGTTTCCAGATTCAAATGTTCAGACACTACTGCCCAATCCATAACATTATTAAAAGAAAACATCACATAATTATTAGCCTCTAATGGCTCTGTAACAAAATCAACTTCTGGCTCTACTACTTCATTTTTATTTTTTAATTTATCCATTTCTAATTCAGTAAAACCAACACCCTCTAATAATAGATTGCTACTTTCTTTTAATTCAGATAACATTTCCGACAACTTATCATTGTTCCAACCACCCAATTCAACCAATCTATTTGTTGCAATTAAATAAGCTCTAGCCTCTGCATCATTCTTAAATTTTATATTTGATACAACAGGAATAAGCCATTCTCCATTTTCTTCTCTTATTCCATCTGGTGTTTCATATCCTCTATCTTTAATTGTTTTTATAGATTCTAAACGACCATGTCCAGACACTAACTTCCCTGTTGTTTCATTTACTATTAATGGCTCTATAAAACCGAATCTATGAATTGATTTAATGATCTCTTCTATGTCATGATCTTTAGGATTTAATTCTTCCTTTGTTACTTCATCAATTTTTATGTATTTTATATCATGATCTTCTATTTTTTCTTCTTCTTTGAATATTCCCATTTATCTCTCCTAATCTCCCCAACAATGTTTGCTACTATTCCAATGATACCAACCATCATTATAAACAAGCCATTTAGCAACTTTTGTAGAAATTATTGGATCTGTTCTTGGGCTTGTTATATTTAACTTATTTTTTAACCAATCCCAAGTGTGATCATTAAACTGCCACAAGCCAACATCTTTAGATCCATCTTTATTTATTCCAACTGCATCAGATCTTCCTGTTGATTCGCAATAAATTATCCTTAAAGCTCTTCTTTGATCTTCTTCTTTAAAATGATTTTGTATTAGAGGTGTCCAACTACTAACAACAGCTACCTGTTTATTTCCTTTAAAACAATTAATTGTTTCGTGAAAATTATTTGTATTAAGCTCTTGATCTACTGGATAACAAGTCAGTTGCAGGGCTAAAAGTATTCCTATCATCATCAACTTCAATTGGCTCTATATGTAATATACCATTAGGCATAGACATTGAAGAAAAGGAATCCCCCTCTTTAATGACTAACTTAGCCAACCCTCCTGTATTTTCAATAGCTACTATTTCTTTCGCCATATATTCATTTTAAGCATAGATTGAATTTAATGCAATCTTAGATTAAATTATAAGATCTTTAAATTATCCCAACCATCTTCCGATAAAGTAAAGGTTAAAACACCATGAGAAGTAGTTAATCCCATACGACTTTCAAGCTCATAAGAAGTATCCAGACTTGGACTCTGAATCCACGATCTTCCTCTTTCAGTTAAAACTCTTAAATGATGATAATGCCCTGTTATTAAAAGATCAGATGTTCCTGCTGGTAATCTAGCCATAGCTTGATTTTTCCACCAATTAATTAATTTAGTTTCAGCATTTCCTCCTCCACCTGTTTGGTGGCCATGATAAAAAGTGATCCTCTTATTTTTAACTTCAATAGTTAAATAAAACTCATCTGGAATTATTACTTTTACATGTTTATAACGCTCTCTTCCATCAATAATCTCTCCTACTATTTGAAATATTGTTGAATCTGATCCATCTAATCTTGTTGTGCTAACTTGTCCTTTGCTTGATCTATACTCTGAATGGTTACCAATTACTCCTCCGATTACTATCTTTGGTGCTAATGGTAATAAACCATCTAAGATCTCTAAAACCATCAATCTTGCTATATGTTCTTGTTCTGATCTAGTTAATTCTATATTGAATGGCTGATGTTCATAGAAATGACAAACACCCTCAATCAGATCCCCAATTCCCATTATGTATATCTCATCTACAACTTCTCCGATCTTATTTAGATCTTTAATATTTTTTTTAGCTTTAATAACTGATTCTTTTATATAATCAACTGTTTCATCAACTCCCCATTCAGTATTAAATTCAGCTTTTCCAAACTGCCAATCAGCACAAATATAGAAATAAGCAAGATTACCTTTTTTTTGGCTTACTTTAATAGGCTTTTTTTTCTTAACTTGATCTTGTAATTCTTTAAAGAATTGATCATGTTTAGGACTTTTTCTTTTAATTGTCGCTTTAAAGGCATAAAGATCTTCAACTTTACCTCCCTTTAATTGCGTTTGCCATGTAGAAAACTTAATTGAATCTTCAACAATAAAAAAATGATCACTATCAAATCCCCATTCATTTAATAAGCTATTGAATTTAAAATCATCAGATCCGCTTTGTATATGAGTAACTTCTCCAGAATTAGATTCATTATCCCAAGATCTACGAGGTTTCCACCCGCTTGGATAATAATTATTTCCTAACTCCTCATTATGAGGTAGATCTTTTTTTGTGCCGATTTTTTTCTTAGGCATACAAATATGTTAGCGAATATAAATCTTTGTTTTAACAAATAGAAAATTCTGGAATTTTACTTAAAGTTTATAAATCTAAAGTAAAAGTTTAGATTCTTTTAATAAATAAAAAAAACCCTCTTATCTCTAAGAGGGCTTTTCTAACTGAAAGGAATTATTATTCCTTTATTTCGTAAATTGTACCTTTTAATGCCTTTTCAATTATTTTTAATTTCTCAGGATCATTTAACACATCTTTATTAATCATATCATCAGACCTAAACGCATCAGCTAAATCTTTTCCATTCTTAATTTTTTTTGTATTCTTACTCACTTTTCCCCCTTTTAACATTACATTTTTTTTCACAATTCCAATTATTTCTTTTGAAACAGTTTATGTGATGTGTGTAACTTTTACTCATTAGACTACTTCTATATCTCTTGAAACACCTATATTCTCACAATGTTCCATGAAATTATCAAATTCTTCTTGTGATTTAAAAGTTGAAGTTTTATCTTCATAACCCCAGCTCTTCAATCTTATTGTTATTTCTTTGTTATTCATTTTTGCCTTTCTTTTAATAATTCATTATAAACCTGTGATTTAAATAATGTATAGGAATTGTTGTATATTTCTTTTATAATAAAACCCCTATATTCCTCATTAATACCTCTTAAAACAGCTCTAAATGGCTATTAAAGGCAAAATTAAGGCATATATTGACTTAATCCAGCAATTAAGACTGCTAAAACTGTTGTCCAAGCCAATAATTCAGATCTACTGATCTTCTGATTTACTTTCTCATGTAATAGATCAAATCTTTTGTTTAGATCCTTTTGGCCTTCCAGAAGTAAAGCCAACATTTCTTTCTGTGTATATCCATTATCTGACATGGCCATAATATCCATATTTATTATTGCAAATGGTAATCCATGTTCCATTTATTTTTTTTGTGTAACAACAATCAGAAGCCATTAATCTCTAAATCCTATGGTAAGTAGCCATATACCTAATGTAATTAAAGTCGCAAGACCTGTAACCTGTTGAGCTGATCCTGTAAGAGTTAAAGTAGCAATAACTAGACCAACCAGAGTCCAGCTCAAATTCAAAGTTTCTTTAATGGCTCTCAAAAGCCAATTCCATAATTTTTTTAGCACTAACCTCTCCTAAACATAAAAGCAGCCATAGATGCTATTCTAGTCAAAATAACAGGCACTACAACTTCTTGAGCTTTTTCACGCTGATCTGATGTCATGTCATCTCCTACATTTGAAATTGTGATCTCATTTAAATTATCAAAATCAACAAACACTTCTATTGGATTCTCTAAAAATTCTTCGTATTGTACTTCTGTAACAACATCAGCGAGAGTGTAATTTTCTACATCTTTATTTTCAACAGCTCTTTCAACATACTCTTCAACTGCCTCAGCAACTACTTCATCAGATTTTATAGCATCAGCGATAATCTCAACATCTTCTGTTTCTATTTGTAAAACTTCTGCAACTACTTCAACTTGTTCTTCTGTTAATTCATCTATTTCTTCAATAGCCTCTTCTACTACTTCCTGTATGATCTCCTGTGTTTCCTCTGTGGTTTCGGATAGATTTTGAACTCCAATGTCATTAACTTCTTCTAAGACTTCTATTACTTCTTCGGTTTCCAGATCCTCAACATATTCTTGTATTACTTCTTTAACTTCTTCTTCTGATAGATCTTCCTCAACAATAGGAATTTCAATGATCTCTTCAATAACTTCTTCTAATTCTGCAACTTCTTCTTCTATTATCTCCTCAGATAATTCCTCTTCAATAGATCCTTGCGAATCAAAAATATCAAATATTTCAAATATAGTTTCTTCAACTTGTTCTTCATCTTCATAAATCTCAACTTCATCTTCAACAAATATTTCTTCAATTTCAACTTCATCTTCTATGATCTCCTCTTGTATCTTTTCTAAATCTTTTTCTATATCTTCTGGATCTGGTGGGAATAAATCGTTAGCTATAAATATATCTATTAAATCTATTTCCTCTTCAATTATAATTTCTATTTCCTCAAAATCTTCAAGATCATCTATGTATTCTTCAATTTCTAAGACTACTTCAACAAACTCTTCTAATTCTTCCTCTGATAATTCTTCAATAAACTCAATTTCTTCATTAAGGATTTCAATTTCCTTAGCATCAATCTCCATTTGTTTTTCCAGATCTTCAATTTCTTCTTCATTAAGATCCTCAAATTCCAATTCTTCAAGCTCATCTTCATCTGGAATTTCAAATATGATAATGCTGTCATCAAGAACTCCCTGTTCTTCTTCATCAAATTCTTCTTCATATAGATCTTCTTCATAGATCTCAACATCACAATCTCCTCTTTCTATTTGTGCATTTGTTAATTCGCACCCATATTCTTCTAAATTATCTAATCTTTCTTGATCTCTTTCAACTGTTCCATCAATTACTTCTGTTTGTGTGTATTCTACTTCTTCTCCACCTATCTCAACGATCACAACAGGAATAGTTGTAGTTGTTGTTTCTGGTGGTATATATTCTTCTTCTGGCTCTGGTGGTAAAGTTGTAGTCGTTGTTGTTGTAGTACTAGATGTAGTAGTTGTCGTAGTAGTGGTACTAGATGTTGTGGTTGTAGTTACAGGAACAGCATTATATTTATAATATACATTATCAAACAACCACCAATCTTGTAGATTATCTGATGCACCTGCTATCACAATTTCATTGATCGTAGTTCCACTAGGTGCAATTAAAGTTACTTGCGAATTACCACTAGCATTTGCAACTATATTAAAGGTTGCAGAAGTTGAATCATCATAATAAACAGTTCCTGTATTAGCATCATCAACAGCTAAAGTTAGAAATCCAACTTCAGTAATTGGTTTAGTTTCTGAATTAGGGAATGCAATAGTAAATGAATCTGTTGAACTGCGTAATCCCAATTGGTAACGATCTGATCCAAAATATTCTGATCCATGACAATCCATATCCTCAATATTGATTGATCCGGGTATTTGAGCAGTAGAACAATCAGTTTCGGCAACAACAGCAGTATCACTACCACCATAAACGAAAGTAATATCTTCATTGATTTCCCCCTCATTGAAATTCTCTGTTACTGTTGTTTCTTCGGCTTGAACTGATATTGGTGGAATTATTAAAAATAATACTATTAATATTCGGACAATTTTGTTGAATCGGTACAACATTTCAAGATCTAACCGCCGATTTTCCAGATTATTTCTGTTATCTCCCCAGAAAGACCATTGATTATTGTCAAGACTTCGGCCAATCTATCATTCCCATAAGTTAATTCAGCTTTTAATACTGCTACTTCATTGGTTAATTGTTGTACTGATCTAAATAGCCATGAGATCAATGAGATCACTAATGCAGAGATCACACCTCCAATGGCTTTCGCATCTAATTTTATATTCATTTAATCTTCGTATGTGGCTTTTGGCTTATATTGTTCTAAAGCGTGTTGAATAACAGTTATAAAACTTGTTAAAAAAGCTACTCCTACTAATTGAAAAACATCTGCATCAATTATCCCACTTGAATTAGCCAACCATAATGAAATCGCACTTTGCAATCCTGTTCTAAATGCTTTTGACAGCATGAACTTCCAATATGCTTTTGCATTTGCCATAAAATTCTCCTACTCTTCCTCCTCAACTTTACCACCAAATTGCCTACGATTATAATCTTTGCACTTTTTATTTCCACAAACAAACTTGCTTGTTTTAGCAATATATAATAAACCTTTTTTGCATTTTGGGCATTGAATTTGCATGAGGGAACTCCTCTTTGAAATATGTTATATAGTTAGAATTATAGTTTTTTATTAAACGATTTTCTTGCTAATAATAGATTTTATATTCTTAATTTCCTTAAGCATTTTATCCATTTTCGCATCTACCATGCTTGTTAGCATAACATCATCACTTGATTTATTTGATAACTCTTTAGATCCTAGATCTATATCTGAATATCTAATAGTTACTTTATCTCCAGAAAGAATTGCATCAGCGATCTTTGGGTAAGCCTTTTTATAAGCATCTCCAGATCCACCAATAAAACCATCTTTTCCTTTATCCAGATCTTGTTGAGTTTCTCCCAAAAGCAAACAACCAGCAGTGTGAGAATCTTGATTGCCCGTATGCACTAAGATCCATTGAAAGTTAGGAACATCTTGTAGCCAAAGCATACCCTTATGCATTGATCCATATCGCTTAGTGTATTTACTATGGAATCCGCCTTCTGTTCTTAACTTGATCTCATATTCCCCTAAAGGAATCGCAGTTTCTGAATGAACTTTTACATCTCTAACTTCATCTTCTAATGTATAACATTCAAACACTCCATCAATAAAAAGCATTCCATTGGTTGCATCTATTCCGAATTGTGTTCTTACTACATCAAGTTTCATTAGCTTGGTTTCGGATTGTCATCTTTAACTTTTTTAACAGCTTTGTACCATTCGCCTGTTTTATCGCCTTTACCTGCTGTCATATCGTGATACAACAGATCAAGTTGTTCGCCTAAAGCAGGATAACTTTCTTGTCTATCTCTAACATATCCATTATCTTGTTGGTCTAATTTATACTGTGCTCTATCTTCAATAGCTAGGTCATATTCTGCCTTAGTAAACTCTCTTCTCTCATTTTTTACTTGTGCATATAAAGGTTTTTCACTTTCTATTTCAGAAGTAGCTTCAGTTCTAAATTGTGCAATAGTTTTTATAGCCATAATATTTCTCCTTTCCTTATCTTAGCACTTATTTTCTAAGTCCGTACAGTCTAAATTCGCCTGCGTCAAAATTTCCACTAGCAGTACAGAAGATATGAATACCTTTTGTTGCGGAAGTCTGTTTCAAAACACCACCACCTTGCTGACCTTTTGTATATGGATCATTAGATAAGTAAACACTTTCTACTGTATGAAAAGTATAATCTCCTGCAATATTTGAATTAAATAACCATATAACAGTGTTTGCACATTCTCCTGTTCCATTGCCTATATATAAATCAGTTACATATGCGTGTGTTGAACTTCCATAAGCATTTTCAAATCCTGTATTAGCTTTTAAAACTTCAAAAGATACATCATAACTTGAAACTGTAATTGGATTATTTGAAGTATCTATATGTCTAAAACTTATTGCTCTTGTGTCTGTATCAAATTCTATATCACTGCAAACAACTTGGTACACATCATAACTGTCATCCCAATCTGCACCACCCAAATCAACACTTGCAACGGCACCTGTTAAAGTAACACTATCTATTAAAACTAAATCTCCACTCATACTTTCACTATCCCATAAATATTTGCTTTAATATAATCCATTGTTCCACCACCACTATTAGATAAATATAATCCATTACATTGCTCTGCACTTTTATATGAGCCAATAGCTTTACCTGCCCACATAGCAGTACCAACATATCCAACTGATTGAGAAATTATAAATGTATATTTAGAACTATCAAAAGGATTGTGAACATAAAAGCTCATTCCATAACCTTTATTCTGATTATTTATATATACACCAATCTCTCTCCAACCTACATAAGCATTTTCTCCATTATTTGAAGCTGCACTTGTGTCTGATTTTAAAACCCTCATAGCATTGTCGTAGTGTGCGTCATCTGAACTATCATTTAATCTTGCATTACTGCTATCTGTTAAATAAATTTCGTTATAAGTTGAACTTCCTGCAATTTCCATTTGAACAAAATAACTATCATATTCAGCAGTAAAGATTTGTCCTGTGTTTAAATACACAACACTTTCTGCACTAACTTGTGTTATAAATTGTAAATTAGTACTCATGATTTATACATCTTAATCCCATAAAGAGTTACAGCAGTAACAGTTATATTATTTGAAGTAGTACAAAGTCTTATTCCATTTACTTGACTTAATGTTGGATAAGCACAACTTCCAAATGAGCCCATTTGCTCTCCAAATTCATTATAGTAAGTAGCTTGTTGCGTTAAAAAACTGTACTTAGCACTATCGCCAAGATGATAAAAATAAATATATGCACTAAGTTTTTCATTAGTTGAGTTACCACATAACCTACCAATTTCTAAATATGAAGATGAAGTTGACCTATTGTCAGCAAATGTTCCACCACCTCTATAAGTTAAGTTTGCCCAATTATATCCACTAGAAATAAAAGTACTTCCATCATTAGATAATCTAATACCAAAAGGTTGCCCATCTTGTGTTGGAACGAAACCTGTTACTGTCATAAAATGAACATCATAAGTGCTACTTTTTATGTCTGTAAAATCTATTGCACTTACACCACTTCCTGTTTTAGTTTCAATCAATTCAAGTTGCCCTAAGTTTTTAAACTTATCATCTCTTGTTAGATCATAAATATCATTAGGTGTAAATATTCCTTTATTATTTCCAAAACTTTGAGCAGGGCTTTCTGGTATATATCCATATTCACTCATAATTACACCACCTTATATAAAGTGAATTGACTTCCTGCTTGAAAGCCACCACCACCTGTTTGATTAGTGTAAAACTGTATTCCATTAAAAGAAGTTGTTTCCTCTTTAGTTCCTGCTTGTTGATAACCTCTTAATTGGGAACTTGTCATTGAAGTTACTTCCATTGTGATATGAGCCCATTCCGAACTGCTGTACCAATTAAATAAATTCATAACAAAGTTAATTTTATTTGGTGCTGTTGTACATCCATCAGTTACTCGCCACATATCTTGTCCTGTATTTCCAAAATCTTGATAAGCACCAGAAGTTTTTAAATCCATCCAAGCAATATTAATGTTTGAAGTATCATCTGATGTGCTACCAACTAATGGCTTTACATCAAGACTTCCACCATCAGCACCTACACAAATATTATTAGCACTAAGAAAATACATACTATTGTCTGTTACACAACTTTCTAATTTAACTGTTTGTACTTCACTTCCACTTTCTACTGTATGCGTTGCTACTTGCATTAATCCCATTAGTCCACCCTCAATCCATAAACTCTACAACTAAAAGAAGTAAAAGCATTTCCATTATCAGGGAAGAAATTAATGCCTGACATTGCACCTTGAAGTTTGAGAACTGCAATTCCTTGCATATTAAAATTATTGTCGCCACTTTGTACTGCTGAATTAGAATTAACAAAATATGTATAGTCGGTTTCATTCATTGGATTAAAAACATAAGATACTGATGATGCACCTTCAGCAGATGCCTCGCCAAAACTTCTAAAACGAGTTTGACCTGTATTCCTATCTTCCCCAAAACCTGTCCAAGCTTTGATCATAATTCTTGCATAATCATAATTGCTAGAACTAACAATAGTTCCACTTGAATCTATAAACCTACCCTCTATTGAAGTATCGCTAGAAATTCCTCTTTGATTAGTAACTATTTTATAAACATTAAAATCAGTTGTGAAAACATCTTCAACTGAAACACTTGCACTTGAACTAGCAGTAGTTTCATTAATTAATCTTAGGTTACTCATATTAAACTTCTTTCAATCCATACAGCTCAATACTTCCTGCCATTGTTGATGAACTAGGCCAAAACTGTATTCCAGATAGTGTGTTATTTTGTTTATATGCACCACCACCAAAACTGATTTCTTGAACGCCATTATAAATTGTTTGACTACCGAATTGGTTAAATAAAGTATATTTGGCACTATCTAAAGCGTTATACATATATAAATAGCCACAAAATGCTTCTCCTGTTGCATTACCTGTTTGAGCCCATAATCTAAATCTGTTTAAAGAATTATCTCTATCTTCGGTATCTGCACTTCCACCAACTACAAAAGCTCTCGCATAATGACTGCCTGTATCTGTTGAGCCACCTGTTTTTGCATAAAGGTTTTGGTCTCTGTTGTCATCTAAATGAATATTATTCATAACAAAAAGATGTGTTTCATAATTTCCTAAATCATCAAAGTCAACAGTCGAAACGCCACTAAAAGTTTCAGTTTCAATATGTTCTATTGAGCCACCCCAATGACCATCTTTGGTTAAAGCAGTAATATCATTTGGTGTATATATACCAATATTCTTTTTTACATTATTTGGTTGTGTACCTATATAGGACATAAATTACCCCTTTAGGTTTGTTTCAAATAAGCTAAATTAAAATCAACACTTGAGGCCGCACTTGCAAGTCCTTGCATTGTGTCACCTGTTTCCAATACCATTTTTGTACTCATTGTTATAGTAGTTCCAAAAGGCAGTGAAACATCATTTAAAACTTTTCTTAATGATCCACCACTTTTTGTAATACTTAGATCAACTGTTACATCAGCACTAGATCCACTTATATTAGATAAAGTTAATCCAATAACTGTTTCAGTTGTGCTTGATGCAACTGCATCTAAAATAGCTGTGCTACCTGTACCAAGTACTCCTTGTACCGAATGTAATGTATCTGCCATCTTTCCTCTTTCCGATCTAGCTTAAAGCTATTACCAATCCTAGCGAAACTCCTCCCGCTAATCCTGCAATGTCTCCTGCTGTTGTTTTCTTTAAATTATTACTGTCATCTGCATCTGCATATAAAATTACATCTGCACTAGCTACTGTTCCAGAAGTTGCTTGTGTTGGTGCAACTAATAGAGTAGAACTAAATGCACCAGATGTTGCAGTAGCACCTCCAGATAATCCAGAAGTAGATCCTGTTGTAATCGTTACTCCTGTTATATCTCCATCTCCTATATAAGATGCCCAGCTTGATCCATCATAATAAGTTAATGTATTTGTATCTGCTAAGTAAGCGAACATGCCTTCTTCTGGCGAACTTATTGCAGTTCCTCTTGCAGTTGAATTAGCGAAAGTCATGATCACTTGCTCTTGTATATAATTATTAAAATCACTAGCCGAAACTAGATCACCTGTTGTCCATACTTTAAATCCGCTAGGCATATATATTCTCCATCATTAAAACTGTTTCTTTCATCTTAGCACTAAGTATAAGCGAAACGAGTACCCTCTCCAATTTTTGCTTGTCCTAATACCCAACCAGAAGATCCTGCTGGACTTAAAGAGATCTTATAAGCCCAATTTTGAGATCCAGACACTATTGAATGGCTAATGCTTTCAATCCATACTTCATCAGAAAAAGTAGATCCATCTGGATTAGTTATATTAACCTTTACACGATCTCCGAACTCTAATCCAAGAACTTTAGGCCACAGATCAACATCTTGTCTTGGATTGATCTCTAATCTTTCTATTCTTTCAATAGGTAAAGCAGTTTCCGCGATTTTCTGATTAATAATAGATGAAACATTAGCATCAGAAGTATTCTTTGTTGTTTTAGTTGATGTTTTAGCAGTATATCTTTGAACACTATCAGCATCAGCCACATATTGAGCAGATCCTCCAGATCTTGTCCATTCATAAACATTTATAACTTCATTAGTATCAAACCCTGTTACTACATTGGTAAAAGGTAAATTAGATCCAGAATTATCAAAAGTAGCTTGAACATTGATAGCTTTAGTATTTGATAATTTATAATCTCTATTTCTAAAAGTAGCTTTACCATCTGATGCAATAAAGAATTGCGCATTTTCTGCTGTTTCACATTCTTTCATAGCATTTAAAAGATTAGTTGTTAAACTTTCTTGCTGAATATTCATTGTTCCTGTATTTATTGTTCTTAAAGCACTTGGGAATCCTATTGAATCTAATAATCTTCCGATCCTTACAGAAGTTAATTCAACAGCATCAGCATAACCTAATCTAGTAGAAGATCCTATTTCAGAAAACCCAACTTGACCAATCTTCCAACCTACAGATTGTATAGTTTGAGCATTAAAGATCTTAAAGGCATCAATCGCAACAAACCGAACAACACTATCAGCCCCTAAAGCAGGATAGCTAACAGGAATCTGATCTAAGAATCCATAGAAGATCACATAATCAGAAGAATCATAAGTAGCAGTTATCTTTACAGTTTTTAATGGTTGAATTTTAGTTCTTGAATTAGCACTATCGTAATAATGAGTAGTTTGAGTTGGATTGAATCTATTATCTGCATTACTTAATAACAACTCACAAGATCCAGCAGGGAATTGACCGATCTCATTATTTCTTCCTCTTGATATATTTATCCCTCTTACATAAGCAGAAATATCAGTAAATGATTGTGAAGAATCAAATGGCTCACTATCAAACCCAACCTGTACTGTTAAATTTACATTACTATCAAACGCAACAGACATTATTGAAACTCTAAACCAAGTTGTTTTGCTTTCTCTACTGCTGTGAAAACTGCCTCGCTAACAGCAACTTCTGTTAAAAAGCCACTTTCCACTCTTGTATTTAATATAAATGTTTTAGCACCATCTTTACCACTAGCCTCTCTTTGAGCCTCTACTTCTGGATCTCCTGTTTCTTCAAATTTTACAGATCCATCTCCTGTACTTAGATCAACTCCAGATCCTAAATCAACAGACTTCCCTGTCATATTAAAAATAGCTTGAAATGATTTTCTTAAAGTTTCCAAATCTCCACCAGCATTAGCGACCATTTGAGCTAGAGCTATTTCAAAAGCACCTAGACTCTCAACATCTGCTATTGCTTGATCTAACTCCATTTTAGCAATAGCCATTTCCATAAGATTTTCTGTTGATTTTTCAGTTGCTTTCGCTAACTCTTCCTGTGCATCTTGATAATCTAATTGGGCTTTCTTTAATGATTCTGTTTGTTTTACAACTTCATCTTCGGCTCTTTCTTTATCTTTTAATGCACTTATTTCTTCATTTGTAGCACTTGTTGATTTCTTGATTGCCTCTTCAACTTTTTGAACAGCTAATTCATATTCTATTTGAGCTAATCTTGATCCATCTAATTCCTCTTGTGCCTCTGCTAATGCTTCATTTGCTTTTATAATTGCAAGTTCTTCTTCTAAGGTAACGATCTTTGAAAGATCTTTTTGTCTTTGTAATTCTTCTTCTGCTTTAATTACATCTTCATTAGCATCTGTTAATAATGCCTTTTCTTTATTTAATTTTTCAAGAGCTTTTCTTTCTTCTTTTTCAAGATCAGCAATATTTTCTTGAATATCTTGAATCTTTCTATATGCACTTAATACTTTATTTAAAGCAGGTAATCCCTCTGATTCTCTTTGTTGTGCTAACTTTTCTTCTTCTTCACTTAATTCTTCAGTAGATACTTTTGTTTCTCTATTAGCTTGGGCTAATGCAATAGCCTCATCAGTTACATTTGCATAGCTAGGTGCAACTGTTCTATTAGCACGCTCTAATCCTTTTTGAGCATCAATAGCTTTTTCTGTTGCTGATCTACTATCAATAACATTTGTAGTAGCTTCAAATATTCCTTGTGAGTAAGCATTATAACTATGGTCAAGCTTTTCTATTTCTTGACCCATGATAACTAACTCTCTTGTAGAATCTACTACTACATCTTTTTGCTCTTTCTGTTCTTTTATGAAATCAGAAGTCTTGGTAATTATCTTTGTTATAAATCCTACGATTGACAATAAAGCTGGTGCAATAGTATCTCCTAATAAGATTCCTAATTCATCAAAAGAATTTCTCATTAGATCAGTTTGTGCTTTCAAGCTTTTCATTTGATTATTTGCTACTTCATCAGTAGCCCCACCAGCACCTCTTAATTGTTTTTCATATTCTCTAATCTGATCTCCAGCTCCAGATAAGATCTTCACAGCATCAGCAACACCACGATTCAAACCTAATTGATCTAATGTAGATGCTTTTAATTCATCAGACATTGGGCCGAGAACACTATCTAGCTCTTCAACAATATCAGCAACATTCTTCATATTGCCTTCAGTATCAAACATGTTAAGACCTAATTTCGCAAACTCTTCTCCATTCTTAGCAGTAGCTCTTGGTATATCTCTAAGAACTTGGTTTAATTTATCTCCTGCCTCTGCACCTTTAACACCTCTATCTGCAAAAGCGGCGAGAACAGCGACACCCTCTTCAACATCTTTATTCACAACTTTCAAGGCCGCACCAGCTTTTGTTGTAAGAGCCTCAGAGAATTGCTGAACTGATGCGTTTGCTAATTGGTTTCCTTTTACAAGAACATCAGTAACTCTTGTTAAATTATTTAAGTTATCACTTGCATTATCAACAGTTAATCCCAAAGCACTTTGGGCATCTGTTGCGAGATCTGTTGCAGTAGCCATATCAAACATTCCTGCTTGCGCGAATTTTGCAACCTGTGGTAAAGCGGCGACCGATTGTTCAGCATCTAATCCAGCAGATGCTAAAAAGAAATATGCCTCAGCAGATTGACTAGCACCAATTCTGGTTGTTCTTGAAACAGCCATAGCTTGATCTTCCATCATCTTTTGTTGCTTGACAGTTGTGTCCATGATTGCAAGAGATTGCACCATCTTGTCATCAAACTCTACAAAAGCCTCAACAGCCTCTTTCAGACCTTTAGCAAGAACAACAGCAACAGCAACTCCAGCCATTTTTGCGAATTTACTTAACTTAGCTAATCCTTTAGCACTTTTATTTCCAGATCCACCAACACCATCTAATTGCTTTTTTGCAAGATCCGCACCCTTAGTTACGATTCTTAGAACTATATCGCCCATAGCCATTATCTTCTACTTCTCCTCTTTTTAGATTCAGCCTCTGCTATTGCATGAGCTTTATTCTTTTCTTTATTCTCATAAATATAGAAATCAGCCCATTCTAAATATTCTTTATTGCTCATTGTAGTCCGAAGAGTTCCGACTGTCATTCCTAGATCACGAGCTAATCTAAATTGAAAAAATAGATCTGGGTTATTCTTGAAATTCAGAGTCTTCTTCAGACTCTGTTCCTCCAATACCATTCAACTCATTAATTGCAAGAAAGATCCGATCAATTACTTTGCTATCTTTCTCATATAGATTATCAATAAAATCATCATCTAACTCTGGCTCTTTAACACAAGCCTTTAGTAATTCTTTTTGGTATTCAAAAGCATCTGAATCTTCTATATTTACGATACGACCAAGATCAATCTGCATTTTTTTAGAGATCCCCTGTAATAATAAACTTACTTTCCACTCTGGAATCTCAAATTCCATAGTAGGTATATCGGGTAATTTATTTAATTCTTCTTTGTTTAATCTTTTCAACAACACTCCTTTTTCTTATCTAATAAGTGTAGTCTATTAATTTATTTAATGTGTACCGCGAGTAACTGCACCAGATACTTGCAAATCAGCAGAATAGCCAACAACATCGCCGACTGGAGAAGATATTGAATAATTTGTCAATATAGCCTCTCCTGTGTATTTGATCTTTCCAGAAGCTGATCCCTCTGGAGAATATTCAAACGATAGAGTTGCACTTTGTCCTACTACTGCACCAAATATTGCATCAGCAGTAGCATCCCATAGACCAGATAAACCAATAGTTGCATCTTTAAGACCAACTATGTAAGATTTATTGCTTGATCCAAGTGCGCTTGTTTCTGCAACATCTGCTGTTTCTGGGAAGTCTACATTATTCACATAACTTGAAATGTCAGTTAAAGATGCACTAGCGTTATCTAGTTTAAACTTACTGTCTTTTCCATGTACAAATGCCATTTCTTCCTCCTAATTATTTCTTCCAAAACCTACAATAGCATTTATTGTCGGTGTAGAAGATCCTCCGATAGTATTATAGACACGAATGTATCTATTTATCGTTGTTCCACTATCAACATATTTGACTTCAGAAGTCGCACCTGTTGCTTGTGTGAAAGTTATTAAATCAACATAAGTTACATTATCAGCACTATGTTGAATCTTTACATCTCCTGTTGGACTTGTTCCACTTACAGATGTAACAATTAAAAAAGCTCCACAACCATTTGAAGTTGATGATGAATTGTCTTGTGCTGATCCTTGAGCCGCAGTTGTTGTGAAAGCTGATGCAGTTAATACTGATCCATTCCACATTCCCTCATCACTCTGAACATCAATAGAGGTAGCAACAATATCTCCGACTGGACTTGATACTGCATAATTAGTTATATTACCTTTTGCAAAAGTTGCTTTATCTCCTGTATCTAATCCATCTATTCCAATAGCTAGATCAAAATCAGATCCACCCATTAAAGGTTGTAACACTCCATCAGCAGTTGCATCAAAATATCCTGCAAGACTTACTGTTCCATCTTTTTCTCCTGCTATATAAGTTTTATTTGTATTGCCAAATGTAGATGATTCAGCTATGTCGGCTGATCTATTCGCATCAACATTATTAAAATAGGTACTGTAATTACTTGAATTAACATAAACTTTGGTATCCTTACCATGTTTAAAAGCCATTACTTACCTCCGCAATTACATTCGCCACAACAATCGCCCATTATTCTTCTTCCTCTTCTTTCTCATAAGCCTCATTTACTTCTGTACTAGGATCATCTGCTATAAAATGACCTTTTTCATTTCTGGCTCTTTTTTTATTCTCTACCACTTTAGCAATTACACCTTGCTCAATTAATAGTTTCTTAGATTTTTTTGGAATCTGATCTTCATTAAGAACATCTCCAACTTCAAAAATATCATCTTTAACCATAAAGCCAATTAGTACTTCATACTTCATGCTATTACTTCAACTCCAAATTCTACGCCTAAATAATCTATGTTATTTACAGTATAGACACCATAGTTGTCTGCATCAACAACCCTGCAAGATTGTGCTGATCCTCCTAATGTTTGATCACTTTCTATCTGAGCTTTGATTGATGAACTTCCAGAACTAGCAAGATAGCTGTCTAAAGTTTCTTGACTATCTTGAGCATCAACTCTTGAAACATATAAGAAGATTGGAATTGTATATGTATCAGCACCTCTCGCCATTGATGTATCATATTCAACCGATTCAACAACACCAACAACAGCAGTAGGTGGCTCTACTGAATCTGGAACATACTTGAACACCATAAGAGATGATATATTTTCTAAATTAGTTCCGATCCCATTTCTAATATTTGTTAAGCTCGCCATGACTTTATATTAGCATAAAAAAAACCCTCCTTATTGGAGGGCTTTTTTATTTTTGTTATGGTCTTTTCATAACTCTCCTAACTTAAAGTCATAATTAAGTTAAGAAATCTTTTCAGATCTGAACTTATTAGCTGTTCTTTTAGATCCCCAGCTTTCTGTTCTATACAACCAACCACCATGAGGATCAGCATTTTCATAAGATTCTTCAATGAAAATATCTGCTCTTTCTCCTTTAGCACAAGATTTCCAATTATTTGGCTTATAAACTAATCCTGTATTTGCATCAACAAAACAAAAAGCTCTTCCTACTTCTCTACCTGTATCTTTTATCCAAACACGATCCCACTTATCTGCAAAAGTTACAAAAAATGTTTTGTCTTTATCATAACCTTTCTCCATGTAGAATTTATCAGTGTTTAGATCAAATTTAGCAATCATTTTTGTTAAAGCTACCAAATATGGATCTGGACTTTCTTGATTTACTAGAACATCTTTAAGATCTTGTAGATCATATTCTGCTCCTTTTTGATTCATTCTTGTATTTCTCATTTTTACCTTTCTTTTTTTAACTATATCTTAAAAGATTCACAAACAATCTGATTGCTATCTATATCCCATCTTGCGATAAAGTCAGCATCTGATCTATGAATTTCAAACAATCTAGCAACAACTCCAACTTCTTGATTATCTCTTATCAATAATCTCATTTTTCCTGTTGCTTTAGCTCTTGATATTTCTTCAAACTCAAAAACTTCAACATCTTTGTTCTTTCTTTCTAAAGTTCCTTTGAATTTCATTTTTTGCCTTTCTCTTTTCTTTCTTATATATACATTATAAACCTGTGATTTAAATTAGGTAAAGGAATTAAAGTTGAAATTATGTTAAAAAATAACCTATTATTGCTATCTTCTACTCATTTTCCAATTATTTTCCACTTTCTTCATGGCTAGATCCAACAAGATCTTCCGATCAGACTTGCTTTGTTCATAACCCATTTTAAGAAATGGAACTATTGCTGTTCCTTTTTCTGAAATAGATTTGGCAACCAGATAAACAGGAATCCCATGTCTATCAGCCCAACCTGTTAATGCCTTAAATGGTGGCCAATGAGGTTTTGTTCTATTAAAGGAATCTTTATTTTCTGGGTATCTTAATCCCTTATATTTAAAATTCTTATTCATTGATCCATGAACATAAGATGCATAAGGAGTTGTAACATAAACTTTAACACCACCGGGCAATCTTCCACGATCAGCAACCTTTTTGTATTTTATTTGTGATTTAAGTTTTCCTGTATCTGTTGGTGTATTTTCTTTTGCATACTCTTTAACAGATTTACCTGTTGCATTAAAATATTGTCTTAATGGTTTATATAAAAGATTTTTAGAATCTAATCTTTTTTTTAATTTATTAGCACCCTCAACCTTTACAGAAAATCCTGTATTAGCCATTATAGAGTTTTCTTTGCGTATCCTTTGATCAACTTCATAGCATCTGGATCAAACCTATTAAACAATTCAGCAGTTCCTGTTTCAGGATTTCCATAAGTTGAAAATGGACTATCTTTTCTTTTAAACAATCTAGTAGCTTGAAGAAATGTAGCTTGTTTAATTGCGAATGGAACACCAGACCAACCCCATTGGCAAGTTACTTTCACTTGTTTAACTATTGTTGGATCAAATCTTTCAGAAGATCTTGTATCTAAAATTCTTATATGAGTTATTGGTTGGTACTGAACTCCATCAACATCATTTCCAGCATCTAAAGGTGTTAAATAGAAATCAGTATTTACTGTTAAAGTCTTATCATGTGATCCATCATCATTAGTATCTATTAAAACTGCTAATCCAGATGGCGAAGATATATCTGGAACTTCTAAATATAAATTATTATCTGGTGTGAAATATTTAGTATCGGAACTTGTTTGATAGAAAAAACGATCACATATTGAATCTATTTCCCTAGATGCAGACTCTACTGCATTTTCTAAATTATCATCTTGGCCACTACCACTTAAACCGAGATAGGTTTTTAGCTCTGCTAAAGTGCAGTAGCCATTTGTAATGGCCATAAGGTTTTACTTCCCTTTATTTTCAGCAGGTGCTTTAGCTTTCGCTTTACCTAATCCCCATTCCTTAACTTGTAGATCTGAAACTTCATGGCCTTTTACACCAACTAACTTTCCTTTTCTCCAAGATTTAGGCATTTGGTTATCAGATGTTTCAGCTACTTTGCCTTCTTCATCTTGCCATACATATTTTTTTAATAACATCTTTTTCTCCTCTGACCTTAACTCGCTCTGGCCATTAAAACTAGAGCGAGTTATTAAAGTCATTATTATTTCTAAGTTACTTTCGCCCTTAGAAGTTTGTAATTTTAGCAAAAGCTGCTGCTCTATAAATAGGCAAGCCCATTCTTACAGTAGCCTTCATTACAATAATATCTTTTACAAAGTTTTCATCATGGCTATCAGACATAGCTACTTCCATTCCTTGTCTTGCAACAATATGGATAGCTTGACCTCCGCCAAAAACACCAACTAAGCAATCTCCTGCTGAAGTTTCTGTTGAACTAACAACTGGAACTCCCCATAATCTTGGTTGTACAGCATCTCCGAATGATCCAGCTCCAACAAATAATGGATTTAAAGCTCCACTTGTTGTAACTGCATTTACTTCGGTAACTACTTGATACCAATCAGATGGGTGCATTACGATTGCATCAGGATTCATGAAAGCATCTTTCTGAATTTCAGTGATTGCCTCAAATATTTGACCGATTCTCTTTAAGTTTCCACTAAAAGAAGAATAGTTAAATGCGTTGATTCCTGTTTTATTAAGAATACCAGTTAGGTTTACACCACTTCCAGATCCTCCGATTATTTGATCAGATATTGTTTGTCTAACCATAAATCGTAATCTACTGTCAATATATCCCTGTGCGGCTGAAACATCAGCAAGAAGTTCTTCAGTCATTGGAATAAAGGCTCCAATCTTTCTGATCTCTTCTGTTCTCTCAGTAAATGCTAAAGCATTTTCTCCGAGAGCTGATCCCTCTGCTGTTGGGGCTGCATTATTAGTATATGTAGTTTCCTCTAGGTACTTATATTGATATTGATCAGTTGTGATTGTATCAATTAAAGCAGGAATTACATAAGGATCTAATTGTGCAGATTCTTGGATTCTAGGTGCTCTTACAACGCCCGGTGGCCAAGTTGATTCTGTAACAGTAGTTTTAGTTTCTACTCTAGGATCCCACTTAAGCTCTGATTTAACATTCTTAATTCCTGTGTCCATGAAAGACTTATAAGCATCAGATTCCAGAAATGATTGTCCAAGTGTTTTAGGTGTTTCAGCTTTTTCAGAATGTATTGCCTTTGGCTCTACGATCTTTCCAGACTCAACTGCCTCTTCCATCTTAGATTTTTCTGTCTCAATTTTAGTAGCATCTTTTATTTGATCTACTAATTCGGACATTCTTTCGTTTCTCTTAGCCCACTCTTCTTTCTTTTCACTATCAAAATCTGTTGTATCAACATCTTTGAATTCGTTAAGAGTATTTTCTCTAAGCTCTTGTAGTTCCTTTTTGAGTTCTACTATTTTACTCATTTTTCCTACAATTCTGGATCAAGTGTATCTAACAACACTTGTTCCGTTTCTAACAACAAAGTCGTATCATCTAACTTCTCATCTTCTTCCACATTTGCTCCTGCTACATCTAAGAGAGTTCCTAAATCTTGGAATACCTCTTGAACAGAATCTTGCAGATCTTCAATTATTGAAGTTGAATTTTCCGACAATGTCTTTTCTTTCTTTATGCGTAAGGCAGTAAGCTCCTTAGCGCGTTTTAACACAGAAGTTAAGCTGGTAAGCAACTCATCTACTTCTTCATTAAACCTTAAACCTTTTTTCTCTTCTGATCTCTCTTCATTCTTGACCATTACTGTTTCAGTATTTTGATTAGCACCAACTAAAACAGGGCTAACTTCCCAGACTTTAACATCTTTAAGGAATCTAACTTCTACTTCTTGATTATCTTTTTGATGTAATCCGATCTCACTATCTAAAACTTCATAGCCGAATGACCATTGTTGTAGATCTCCCATAGCTTGAACTGTTTTAAAAGCATCTCTACCTCTTTCAGTATCCATAATGAATTGACCTTTAAAAACTGCTCTATGATCATCTTGTACTATTTCTCCTCTACCAATAACATCTTTCCAATCGTGAGCCCATACCATAGCCACACCTCTATCTCCATATCCAGATTTTATTGATTTAGGAAGAACAACATCTCCATCAGAATCTATTTCATTAAATACAGAAAACACAGCCTCAACTTTGCCTTCTGATTCATCAGTTGTTAAAAATTTTACTTCTTTGTAATCTCTATTCAATTTCATATCCTCTTTTCATGCATTACCATAGCGCATCTACAATTACATATTAGTCCAGCTGGCGCTCCTTTGCTACTATCTGCGGGATAATTCATTAGGTAACCTCTCACATTAAAATCTTCATTCTGCCCAACTCTTACTCCCTCCATAAACAAATGAGCCTCTCTTACTAATCCATCTCTTCTGGTAATCCATTCTTTTTCTAAGATCAATCCTGTTTGTTTTGCACTTTCATTCATTCCCCAATTAGCTAAAGCTGATCCCTCTGTTCTAGCTATATTCATAGCTCTCCCCAGATTCTTTTTCCCTAAACTTTTAGAAATACCATCAGCAATATATCTTTCTGCTTTTCTTCCTGTTAAACCTAAAGAATTAGCCTCATCTATTGATTTTCTTAATGCCCTGTTTAAATTGTCTTTCATTGTTTTACTCATATCTGGTAAAACTTGATCTAATCTTCCTTTCA